GCAAATCCACGGCCAGTTACCTCAAGAAAGCGGGCGTGTCTGCCAAGAAGCAGCTGGGGCACAGCAGCGAGGAAATGGCCGAGACGCACTACTACGACGAGGAGATCACGGGCAGGGAAAGCAACCTGGACTACCTGCCAGACATAACGCAGCGGCCGGCAGACAGGCCCGACGCTGGGCCAGGCAGGCCGAGGTGAACAAGGCACAGGGCGAGCGACGGCAGGGAAAGGGAGTAAAACCTGCCGCCGCTCAAGCCCTGGCCTAGGTCATTCGTAAGAAACCGGCGGCTCGTTTTCTTTCATGGCCGCAGCCACCGCCAGCAGTTGCCACTCGGCTTTGAGCCGTTGCACTTCTTGCAACAAGTGAATGACGTAGCCGGCCAGCGTGCCGCTTGTGCCCGTGTACGCACCCGAGAAGCGGCGGGCGGCCTGCTCCATCGTGGCAAGGTGTTCGGGCGTTAGCGGCTCAGCCATTGCGGCCCTCATCGAAAAGCACAATCGCCAGCAGGCTATACGCCGAGAGATCCAGCAGCGTGTCACGCACGCCCTCGTGGACGAGCCGGCCGGTGCGGCAGTACGTCTTCAGCCGCTGCACCTTGTCGGCCACTCTGACGAGACAGGCACGCCATGGCTCGATGCCCACGAACTCAGCGCCCTGGCGGATGTTGGCCAGCGGGTCGCTCTCGCTCCCGTAGTCCTGGCTCTTGCTCAGGTGCAGATGCCTAAGCTCCTCGAGCAGTTCGAGAAACGGCAGCGAGCCGGGCCGCTGTTCGTGCGTGATGCCGTCGCCGGCCAGACGCTCAAGGGCCTCGTCTAGTTCGTCCTGCGTCAGGCCAGCCCGGTGCAGGTGGTGCTCGTGCAGCAGGTGCTCGATGTATGGATCATCGACGTGTTGCGGTTCCTCTGCTTCTGCGACAGATGACGCAGCGTCTGTCGCCGGCTGCGACACGCCATACCATTCCTCATGCGGCTTGCCAGCGGCTTGGTTCTCGCGGCGAACCTGCACGGCAGCACGCAGCAACTCGTTGGCGTCTTCAATCGTGGTCGTCATTGTCGTCCCTTGGTGAGTCATGGAAAGATGCCCGCAACTCCGTATGGTCTACATTCCACCGCAAGAGCATCCACCAGCCGCCAAGCGGGCGCGAGCTCATGCCCTTCTCGACGGCCCAGCCATCGGTAAGGCACTCCTGCTTGTAGGCCGCACTTCGCACCAAGTGGATAGGCCGCACCCGCACGAGCCCGGTAGGCGAGAGCCGTTGCCGGCTGGCCTCCACCATGGTGCGTTGATGAACGTGCCCTGCGTGAATGCAGTCGGCGTCAACGTCAACCAAGTACCGCGAGTAATCGATAATTCCGCGTGTTATAGCCCCCCCGCCACCATAACCATGGTGGTACCACAATCGGTACAGTGCCGTGCTCGTCTTCCCGGCCTTGGCCCGGAACATCACCCAGCCTGAGTAGCCTGCGGCCCGGCACTTACTGCCACGCACTCGCAGCTGCTCGACGAGTCGCGTGGTCAAGCACGTCTCCATCCGTTTCCGCACAGCCGTCTCGTGGTTGCCCGGCGTGATCAGCGCCATCTGCTCGCGGTATGGCTCGAGGTACTCGGCGCACTGGGTAACGATGTCGTCGTAATAGTTGCCGCGTTGGAACTCTGGCCGCACGTCCCACTTGCCATTCGATCGCGGGTCGTACTTGCCACCCATCGCGTCAAAGTGATCGCCAATGCTGAGCACTGCGGCGTTGAGCTCGCGGGCCTTGGTCAGGTCCGCCGTGAGCTTCTCGCGGTTGCACTTCACTGAGTCCCAATGCCAGTCCGATGAGAGCAGCACCCATAGACGCTGGTTGAAATCAATGCGTGTGACGCTGCCTTCAAGGCTTGTGACGTTCCAGGCGTCCGATGCGTTCTTCCTGCGGAACGTGCCAGCACTACGGCCCATCGTTCACCTCGCGGTATCCAAGACTCCAGAGCACGCGGGCAATATCCTTGCCCTGCTGCTCTACGTGCTCCTCAGACTGCGTTGGATTCAAGGCGTGCAGAAGTTCATGCACTAACACCTCGAGCTTCTTGCGGCCACGCATGCGCGCGTCAAGGATGATTCGCGGGTGCTTCGCCTTCTGCGAGAACGTGTACCCGTAGGCAGCACCCTTAAGCGTCGTAAAACGCAGCAGCCACCGCTCATCGCCGTTCAACGTGAAAACGTGATCGTCTGCCACGGCTGGCCCTTTCGCTTACCACCGTAGCGGGGGCGTCAACCAATGCCGATCTTGCGGCCCAGTTCGTTAAGCTTCTCGGCTCGCTCAGAGCATCCACACGGGCGGCCAATGGCTGCACTGACTCGCTCTTCAGTGATGCCGATCGCGGACAGCCCCGCCTTTACCATGTCGCCCAGGCCCGCGGGAACCGGAGGCGTGCCGCAGTTTCGACGGACGTGCGCAGCCGACACAGCAGCACCGCAGACGCGGCAGCGGAGCGACGAAGGTTCGATATCGCAGTCCATCACGGGATAAACGCAATCGCAAACGTAACGCCAAGAGACCCGGTTTCGCTCAAGGTAGTGAACACCATAGATGGCCCGCACGTTACATCAGCGACCTGGCAAGGATTAAAAACAGACGCATCAACCGAGTCCGTTACGTCTGGGATACCAAACGACCCGTCACTGCAAGTTTTCAAATACTGTATTCCTCTCTGATGGACGCCTCTGTTGATGTTTTGCGTGAAGTATCTATTAGGGCTTGTGCCGGTACATGCGTAGTTTTGAGTAGTGCAAGTGAAGCCGCTTTTTTCGATGTATGTCTCTGCGTCCATCACACAGTTAGACTGCGAGTTATAGATGAAGCTAAAGTCGAAAACATAAAAACCAGACTCGACATACATTTGAGCAAAAAGGGATGAGTTGCTGCACCTTTGTCCGGTAGCTGGGTAGTTGTACCTCCAGACGCCGGGTGTAATCCTAGACAAGGAAAACGTGCCAGCGTATTCAGACCCTGGGAATAACTGAGTTGTTCCAAATAGGCTGTCCTTTGCTTGTCCGCAGAAATCGTCGTAGCCACTAAGCTGAACTGGGCACCCAGTGTATCTACCCTGTTGGGTGCGCAGGTAATCCTGTGCCGATACGGTAACTTCTATCGCCGAGAATTGCCGAAGTGATGCGTACGTTTGGGCGCACGTCGCAGCGCAGCACGCACAACCAGGCAGTAGCACCATCACGAGCACTCCGCAGCGATCAAGTACCACGCCGTCCCGTCTTTGGCGATTGCGCAGTTTTTGGTTGTCGAGGTTGATGTAGTCCCGGTGATTGCCACGAAGATGTTCTGGGCCACCGCAGTGTTTGGCGTTGACGCAATCCCGCGAAACGTCACGACCTTGGCAGTGTTTTTGCTCCACGCACCCGTGAAGGTGCAGACGCGGAAAACCTTTACGGACGGCATCGGATGGTCAAAAGTGAGCCCCGGTTGGTTCCGGTCGCCGGCCTCGACGGCGCGAACCGCCTTAGCGATCCGCTGGGCCGCCGGGCGAGAGAACGACACAAACGACTTGCCAGCCGCCTGCCCTGCGCCGTTGCTTGCTCCCTGCTCTGCCACGGTCAGCCCTCAACGATGCTGACCACCAGCTGCGTGCCGGCGAGATTGGATTGAGCCGCGTAGTTGCCAGCAGCCAGACGCCCTACAGCAGCCTCGCCGCCCTTGAGCGACACGCAAGGCACGAGAGCACCTGCGGACAGCTGCCCAAACGAAACGGCCGCTGTGGCCACCGTGGACAGGTTGCGGGCGAAGAACAGGCCCACGCTAGACATCGTGGCCGTTGTGATCGCCACAGTGCCTGCCGCGTTGGTTCCAGGCGTAAGCGTCAACGTGTTGATGCCGCTGGCACTGCAATCAGCGGTGACGCCAGACGCCACCAGGGCTTGGTTGAGATTGCCACGGGCAACTTGGGCGTTAATGTTCCACGTTAAGTCTGGCATGGCTGCTCCTACTGCTGTGTTGGCGTTCCGAAATATTGCGCAAAGTTCACGGCCTTATGAACGCGGCGGACCAAGACCGTGGGGGCACCTGTGGAAATGGCACCACCCGTCGTGAGCGGCTGAGGATTGCTAGACGGCACCTTGTCGCCGCTGTCCGTGTCGATGACGTAAGCCCGTTTCTTAATGACGCCGTCCAAGTAGTTCCACCCGACGTTGGGCAGCTGCAGCGGCCACCCGTCAGGGCGATACTCCAGCGTCACCTCGACTTGCCAGTAGCGGATCTCCGATTCATTTACGACTTCGACGGCAGGCGTGGCGGCGATGCCCGAGCACTTCCATGTGTACTGAGCACCGCCAAGGTAGGCAGAAGAGTTGATTGCGTTGGTCACCGTCGTGGCCAGCCCGTAATCAAACGTGGCACGATTGCCACTGATGGACGCCTGGAGCGTGCTGATGTCTGTGGTGACGCCCTCAAAGAAATCCTGTGCGGAGTTTTGCAGCGGCGTGAGAACGTCGCCAGTCTCGTAGTAGTAGAGCGCCGGCACTTGCAGGCCGCCGGTTGACCACTTCCAGATGTCTGCTCGAGCCAGAGGATTGGGGTCTACATTCGCCTGCTTCGGCAGCTCGTAGTCCCACGTCACTTCGTAGTGCCAGCGTGAGCCGTTGTAGTTGCTCACCGACACATTCATTGCCTTGCAGTACGTCGCTTCTGGGTGGGCTTGCAAGAACACCACGCCAGGGTAGTTGGCAATGTCGTTCTGGCTCGTTGTCGGGTCGTTGACCTCAACAACGAACTTGCGCTGATAGGTGGGCGGCTCGCCAAACTTCCGAGAAGCGGCGACGGTGGCAAGCTCGGTGAATGAAGTAGCAGCCATTACGCAGCGGCCCCCAGGATGTCTACCTTTTCCTGCTGCAACGCCCGAAGCTCGCCACGGATCTCGTCAAGCTTTTGCGTTTGCTTGCGGTACTCAGCGATGGCGGGATCTTCGCGGCCCGATGCCAGGGCTAGGAACTGGGCCATACCCTCGCTAGAGCGAACGTCGTTGGCTTTCAGAGCTTCGTTGGACTTGCCGCCGAGGGCCGACTGACGCTCAGCCACGATCGCGTCAACGTCGCCTTGCTTGGCGGCCATCTTCTCGTCAATGGCGGCGGCGTCTTTCGCAATCCGCTCTTTGTCTTTTGCGGCTTTTTCGGCTGCTTTCTGCGCATCCTGCGCTGCCTTTTCTTGCGACTTGGCTGCGTCTGCCGAATCTTTCTTTGCTTTAGCGGCGGCAGCTGCGGCCTCGCGGGCAGCCTTATCGTCTCGCTGCTTCTGTTCCCTAGCACGCTCACGCTCAGCACGAGCCTCTGGGTCGTTCATTCGCTCTCGGGCACGGTTGACAGCACGCCCTGCCGGGCCTTCCGGCGCGCTCTGCGAAGAGTTTCCGCCAAACACTGCGCGGCTAGCTGCTGCACCGGCGTTAGATGCGGCACCTTCCATCTCTCGTAAGTTCTGCTGCGCCTGCTTTTCAGCGTTTGCTGCCAAATCTTTGCCAGCCTGCTCAAGGTCGTTGGAAACCCAAGACCCAAGGCCTTCTAGGAACTTTCCTAGACCAATGGCCAGCACGTTGCCGGCGATCTGAAACAGATTGAATCCTGCCCGCAAAATCTCTGAGACAGCAGTGAACACGTTGCCAGTGAACTCAAACACAGCCCCCACTTCCTGCAGCGTCACGCCAAAACCATCAAACTGTGCCACGGCGTTGTCAAAGATTCCAGCGAAGTAGTCCGCCACGTCTAGCAAGGCGTTGGAAATCGTGTCGGCAATGCCGCCGCCTTCGCCGCCAATGTTGTTCCACTCCTCAACGAACGCCAACAAGTCGTTAGCCAGCGACTCAACGACAGGGGCAAGGTTGCCAACCACCTGGCCGATGATGCCGTCAAAGGTCGCGCTGACCATATTGAGCGCTCTATTCATGCCGTCAATGGCTTCTACCTGATCGTCGCCAACGATGGCCCCAAGTCGTCGCATTCGTTCTTCAACTTCGGCAAGGTTCTGATTCATCAACGGCAACAACTCAACGCCGGACTTTCCGAAGATCGAAACGGCAGCAGCTGCACGCTCTGCTGGCGTTGGCAGAGCAGCAATGGCGGCTTGAATGGCCTTAAACTGATCTTCGGGGGCCATCGCCTGCAGTTTTTGGAAGTTGATGCCAAGCTTCGTGAATGCTTCGGTTTTTCCGCTTTCTGCTGCTTGGCCTATTTCCACGCCAAGCTTCTGAACCACGCCAGCAACGTCTTCCACGCCGGAAAGCTTGGCGGCCATCTGCAACGCCTGCAAAGACCCAACGGCAATGCCGGTGCGTTGCGCAAGAGTGTTCATTGCGTCAACAGATTGCGATACACTGACTGCGTAACTGCCAGCCGCTCGAGCAGCCGACATAAACGCATCGGCGGCCATGCCAATGCCCTTGGCAACCACGGCCCCAATGGCGATGTTCTTGATAAGCGACAGGTCACTGGAAGTTTTGCGGGCCTGATCGCCCAGCCGGTCCATCGCCTTGGCGGCTTGGTTGGCACCTGACACAACGCCGCCGGCGGACATGCTTGCCCGCATCGCCAGCGCCAGAGTTGTTGCCATACGTCACCGTTTCAGCTTTGAGAGTTCCGCTGCGATCTGTGCGCCAGTCATTGGCGGCCGTTCAATCGGCATGAAGTCTTCTTCGTTTGGTGGCCTGCCCTTTGTGTATGGGGCCAGAGTCGCCGCCACGATTCGCCCTGTCTGCCGCCAGCCTCCGAGATCCAAAGGTGCCACGTACCTGTGCATTGCCAACCAACCCTTGAACTCAGCCACGCTCATCGTGCGGCCAAGTTCCTCAACAGTTCGCCCCAACGTCCCGGCCAGCAGATACACAAAGGCATCCAGCGGCCGGGCTAGGAGTTTTTTCCGATGTCCTCAATCTCCTTCTCGTCTAAGTCGTTGTGCCGCTGAGCAATCTTGAAAAGCCGCGCCCCAACGGTGCCGCTGAGCCCCTTGAGTTGCTCGCTGGTGAAGAGCGGCTTGCCGTCCGCATCAACGAGGCACTTGCACAAGTACCGCGTGCGAAAATCGTCAACGCCGTCGCCCTTGGCTCGAAGGCAGGCAAGCTCCCACGCTTGCAACTCGCCCAGCGGCAGCGTGCGAATCCACACGTCGCACTTCCACTCAGGCACGTTGACCTTGAGCGACTGCGACTGATCAGCGGCAAGGATTTCTTCGGCAAGGCCCATGCGTCACTCCGTAATCTTGAATACTGCGGTCCACTCCTGCAGTTCACCCACGCTAGCATTCCACGCAAGCGACTGAAGGATGGATTTGCTAGATGAGAACGACGCGCCGGGGGCCGTGATGGAAAGTAAGCCCGTGGTCGTGACGTACGACGTATTCATTGCCGCTGTGCCACGGCATCGCACGGTGATGGTGCCATAGTCGCCGTCTGCGGACTTAAATCGCTTGTCACGCCCCTGGTAACTCTTGGGCGTTACCTCAACAACGTCCGCAGATACGCCATCCACGGAGATGGAAATCACCTCAGAGAGCGCAATGCTTCCCCAGGTGACGGTCGTGCCTTGAGCGACATTCGCCACGACGGCCTCCCGTCGTTACGACTTCACCTTGAACGTCAGCGACTGCTTGACGAGCTCGCCAACGCTGTAAGCGATACTTGAGCTTGAGACGGTCGCCGTGTACGTCGTAGACGCAAACGAAAGCGTGCCAGACTGGCCGATCGTAAGGGCCGTCGTTCCAAACGCTTCGCAGTTGATCTCATCGTCCTTCAGTGCTGGAGACTGAAAGACGCGGTTTGCCCCAGCCGCAAGATTAAGGTGCGACCAATCCAGAAGGTCGCCGCCAAACGTTACGGTCACGCTGGTGACGGTGTAGGTACCGCCAGAGAATACGAAGTTATTGCCCTGCGAATCGGACGGCATCGTGGACTCTCCTAGTGAGTTGCGGGCGGCAAAGCCCTACTCACAAACTAGGCGACGACGGGGCACCCCTTGCAGTTAGAGGTGCTTGGCCAGGTCGTTCATCTGGGCAGCACGCCGTGCTTGGTCTTCCAGTATTTTCAGCCCGTTCTCTAGGGCTTTTCGCATTTCGCCAGTCAGGTTTGCGGCGATGGCGTCCTTACTCATGCGAAAGGCGGTTTCAACTGGATGCTGAGCCCCAGTGGAACGCAAGTAAACGGGCGTTGCGCTTTTCTTAAAGAATGCTTTTGGATACGCAGGAGACGTTTTCACCTTCTGGCCGCCCTTAAAAACAAACGGGCCAAGCTTTTTGTAGGAGCTAGCGATATAGCCGCCCCGCGCAGACTTCATCTTGGAGTATCGCTCAGCAGTTCCAAACTCAATCCAGAACTGATGAAACGCCCTGTCTGGGCCTTTCATCACTTTGCCACCGCCTGCTGACTTGCTTTTCCCTGTGCCTGCTTTGACGTACCCAACCACAGCAACGGCTGCGCCGTCACGGGGATACCTTTTCACCATAGTCTTGATGGATCGCCGCAGGTTCCCGGTTGGGCCTTTTGGCGTAATCTGTTTCAACGCTGTTTCGCCAGGCTTTGCAGCACGCCGCAAGCCAGCACCAATAACGCGGGCGGCAATGTTCTTGGGCAGCTGCTTGAACGCTTTGCGAAGTTCAAACAAGTCTGGCCCAGTGATTTTGATCGCCGCCTTTTTGTACGAAACGGCCATCACGTCGCCTCATTGATGCGAAACTCAAACGTCTGCTGTACCGAGTAGTACGGCAGCATCTGGTCATCGGCGGGCAAGTCCACACCGTCAGCTTCAGTCTGTAGCGTGCTTCGCTGGATCGTCACCCCGGCAGTCGTGCCAGTCCAGCCGTCCACCGCCAGGCGTACCGCTCGAGCAATCGACTTCACGCTCGTATACGACGTGCCGTAGGTGGTCAGCTGCAGCGTCACCACCGGATTGCCGACGTTGCCAGCGAGCGACTGGGGACGCTCCACCGCAGTCCGTTGATACACAACCAGCGGCAGGGGCGTGCCCTGCGGGGCAATCAGCGGGTACACCCGCGTGCTAATGAGCGAAGAAACGGCCGTCTGGCTCGTCAGGCGTGCATACAGGAATGCTTCTGGTGCTTCGGGCAGGCTCATGTCGCGTTCCTTATGCCACCGTTACCGGATCTGAAAGCGGTCCATCCCCAACGGCGTTCACGGCGCGGACTTGCATCACGGAACCGACTACATACGTGTCCGAACTAGATTCGGTCCACGGATTATTTGGGTCGTCAGGCTCTACCAGTACGCCGTTTCTGTAGAGCTTGTACCCCGTAAGAGCCGAGCCGCCGTCACTGGGAGTTGTCCATTGAATGGGATCCGTATCCCTAGCCGTGTAAATCACAGGAGCGGAAGGAACAGTAGGCACGAAGGATGCGTCCCTTTTCTCGGTGGAAATGATTTCCTGATAATCCAGCCTGTCGTGTTCCGTTATTTGGCCGATCTCAAGAACTCTGTTTCGGTACACAATCCGCATGGCTGACGTGAGGCCGTTTAGGTAACGAATGCGAACCTTGTGGCTCATAAAACCAATTGCTTCGGCGTACCGCTCTGTCTCCCGAGCCGACAGCGGCTGCACGTCGGCCCACACGGTGGCAAAGGTTGACCACGTTAGCACCGGCTCGCCAACTTCGTTTGCCGTTGGAGACGGTTGCTGAATCGTCACGCGGGTCCACATTTTTCCAGCCGGAAGCATCATCAGCGATAACTCCCCCACCGCAGCGTGTCGAGCATCGCTTTGACGCCAAAAGGCACCTCGTTCAAGGCCGCCTCCTGGGCTGCATCACGGTTGCTCCACAGGTGCGAGACGATCAAGAGAATGGCAGACTTCACCGGCGCGGGAACGCTCGTGCCGTCTGACGAGTAGCCAGCCCACCATGTCACCGTGACGCTGTTCTGATCGACAAGGTGCGACGGCCACGTCTGGCCGTACAGCGGGCGGCAAACCCCCGGCGTGGACTGGCGGTCCACCCGGTACGACGTGGAGTCCAGCGTGGCCGTGGTGCCGCTCACAGCGGGCGTGTACGTGATCGTGATGGCCGTGGCCGTTCCGGCCGTCACCATCGGCGGGCGTGGCAACTCCAAGTCCAACTGCGGCACGGTGCCCTGGCGGCCTTCAATGTTGCCGTCCGCCTTCAAGCCAAACTGCACCGGCGAGCCGATGGCCCCGTAGAACGAGTCCACGCGCATCTGCCACCGCGTATTGCAAAACGTCCGGTCGCAATAATCCTCAGCCCAACGGGTAGCCGCCGTGATGAGGTTGCCAATCAGGGCATCGTCGTCTGTGTTGTCAATGCGCAGGTGCAACTTGGCCTCTGCCAGCGTTACGGGATTGCTGGCGGGTTCCGTACTGCGAATAAGGCTGCGGTATCTCATCGGCGCTTTCTCCTGCGCGGTGCGTCTGTGGTTTCCACGTCGCGGCGATCAACGGTCGCCACCTCGAGCAGGGGCTGCTCCTCGACGTGATTGACGGCGTAGCCATGCAGCACAAGGCTCTTGGCTGGCCCCTTGTCCATCACGATCACGTCACCGCGTCTGTACGCTTGGTAGGGCCGCACGAAACGGATGCGGGATTGGTCATCTTTCATGCGTTCATCTCCCCGTGTTCAATGCTGCCCCACGCCTCGGGCGGCCTGCGGCCACCCTTGTTCCAGTAGTCGCTGGGGCTCTGGTAGACGGGCTTGAGATCCCGGCCCGGCCAAGTAAACTTGAGTTCTGCGTGGCCAATCGCCACCTGCGGGGCAATGCCCAGCGTGTTGCCAGCGGCCTTGAACTGACGCCAGAAGTGAATATCCGGGTCTGTCCGTGTCACTTCGCCGGCTGGTGCGTCACCCCAATGGCCATCGGGCCTGGGCGTGCCCAGGAACCACGGCGTTGCCGTCCGCTTGAGTGCTGACGAGCGAATGAGCGTGCAGCCAAAGTGAGCAGTTTCGACGGGCTGAATTACCGCCTCAAACCATGCGTTAGGCAGCTGCACCATGCCAATGGTGCCGTCGTGCCCCTCGGGCGTGAACATGGGCACGCCCTCGTCACGCTTCGTCTGCAGCGGGGCCACAGCGTCGTACCCGCTGATCAGGGCCGCCGTCATCAGCCGCTGAATGGTGTCCGTTTCGTATACGCTGTCAAAATCGACAACCAGAACCCAGTCCGTTCGCTCAATCATGTCCAGCAAGACACGATCTAGGCACTGTTCCCAGAATGCGCCAGTGAACTTGGTAGGGCGAATGTTCAGCGGCAGCAGGCTCTGCATCGTGCAGAAGAAGTTGTCTTGAAAGCCCAAGCGGGGCACAGAGAACGCCGCTTCGACTCGCAGATCGTGCTCGATGTTGCCTACGCGAAACTTCACGAGTGCTCCTTGGTAAACGCCAAACGGGCGGCCGGGCGAACCCAGCCGCCCGCTGTTGGGCGTTTTATCAAGCGTGTCCAGCGTCAGAGGCTGGCGTAGTTGTTCACGCCAGCCGTGGTGGCATCGGTCGGGAACGATTCGGCCTTGCTGAGCCGGGCGTTGGTGACAACCGCCACCGTGTTGCCGGGGCTCGTCACCACCGTCAGGTAACGCTTACGGCCACGCAGGTCGATGTTGAACCGAGCCACAGCACCGACGCTCGCGCCGGTCGTGCTGCCAGCACCAGCCGTCACCGAAAGGCCGGACACGTCCGCTTGGCCGGAGCCACTGGCGTCCGACTCCTGCACCTTCAGCACGCTGGCGTAGGACGAGGTGGCCGCCGTGAACGGCGAGAACACCACATCAATGGCCGCATACTTGAAACCGAGCGTGTCGATCTCGTGCGAGTGCGTGGCCGAAGCCGCAACGCTCGCCGCAGCCTTCGTCACGCTCTTATTGCCGCTGGCATGGTTCATGGTTCAAAGTTCTCCGGGGAAGGGTGAGTCAGGTTTAGGCAAGCTTGAGAGCCACGACCGGGCCAGCTTCGGTGGTTGAGCCGAGCGAATGCACGTTGATGTCGAGCCGCTGGATGGCACGGAAGGCAGTCTGGTCCGCCTCGAAGTAGCGATCAGTGCTGGACGCAACCTGCATGTCAGACTTAATCGCCATGATTCCAGCCAGCGACAGGTCGCCAACGTAGGCAGCGATCGTGCCCGTGGTGGGGGCCGCAGTCATCTTGAGAACCCACACGACTGGCAGGCCAAGGAACGTGTTGGGCGTGCCCTGAGCGAGGTTCGCAGCCGTGTTGCCGCCCGACAGAGCACCGATGGTGCCGCTGCCAGCCGTGCCGCTCGACAGCATCATGCGCTGCACGCTGTTGTGGTACACGCTCGGGTGCATGTACCAGGCCGAGGTTCCGATGGCGTAGCGGGGAAGCTTCGCCAGGGCACCGAGATAGTCGTCAATGTCCAGGCTGGCAATAGTGGTGTTGCCAGTCGCGGCCGACTGAATCGACGCCGTGTGCGTGCCGTCATCAATCTGCACGAGGCCACGGATGCCGCCGTAGGTGCTGGTGCCGGTGCCGTTGAACGCGGCATCGTCAATCGCACCTGAAAGCGAGGTGGCGTATTCCTGGGCCAGCCACGACGCAACCGAGATGGCATTGTCGGCCAGGAGCTCGTTGCTCACCTTGGTGGCACAGGCCAGCTTCTTGGCAACCAGCTGCACCATCGTGGCAGTCGGGTCGCTCGTCGTGATGGTGCTATTTTCTCCCAACCAATACGAGGTCACGCCCGTCAATCTGCGCGGGACGAGAAGGGTATCGCTCGACATGGTGACGTTCTGGAAAACATTCATTGCCACGCCGAACTTTTCGACAAGGCGAATGATGGTGTTGCTGAAGTCCTCAAACACGAGAGCACCGCCGAGGCTGTTCACCTGGCCGCCCATGTCGCGGTACTCAGCGCCGAGGTGGTCCGAGCACCACTGCCGGGCGTTCCGGTCACCGAAGTGAGCCTTCAGCCACTGGCCGCAGCGGTGGGCTATCTCTGGCGACTCAAAGATGCCGGGCTTGTAGCCACGGGTCGAAATGGGCTCGATGCGAGTCTTCACGTCGGTTGTCTCCACGGGTGCAGCGCGGTGCAGAACCTTGAGCAGTTCAGCCTTGCGGGCCTCAGCGGCCTCGCTCTTGGCAATCGCGGCCTTGATCCGCTCAGCCTTGGCGAGCAGGGCGTCGTACTTAGCCTGGCGTGCCTCGACGGCATCAACGGCAGATCGCTCGCCCTCAACGGGCATGCCATCGGCGTTCTCTACAGCCTCGTCAGCAGCAACCTCTTCATCGAGCATGCCGAGCTCAGCGAGAGTGGCGGCGAGTTCGTCGAGAAGTTCTTTGACCTTGCTGGCGGCCATGTGTGTGGCTCCTGTGTGCGGTAGGTGGTGACCTATTCGCACGGTAGAGCCGGGCCGGGCACTCCTTGCAGAAGCAGGGCGTGGCGTGAGTACCTAACTAGGTACAGAGCGCCTGCGTATCTCGCACG